CCGCCTATGACAAGTCCGCCGAGGCAACCGGAAAGAACAGCAAGGAAACCAAAGCCTTGCAGAAAGAGGTCAAAGCGGCCGAAAAGGCCCTGGCTGAGAACGAGAGCAAGCTACAGAGCAATGCAGATAAACTGACTAAGGCCAAGAACCAAGGCACGCTGTTTTCCAAGGAATTGGAAAACATGAAGCTGAAGCTGAAAGCAGCCAACAAAGAGCTTTCCTCCGCCAAGTTGAAAGAATATGGCGACAAAATGAAAACCGCAGGAGACAAGGTATCAGCAGCGGGCCAGAAAATGTTGGGCATTACCGCCGCAGTCACAGGTGTGGGCGTTGCTTCCGTCAAGACCGCTTCAGACTTCGACAGCGAGATGTCCCGCGTTAAGGTGATTGCAGGTGCAACCGACGATGAATTCGAGAAGCTGCGCAAGCAAGCCATCCAGCTGGGTGCCGACACGGTGTTCTCCGCTTCTGAGTCCGCAGCCGGTATGGAGAACTTCGCCACGGCAGGATATAACGCCAAGGAGATCATGGCAGGTATTCCCGGCGTACTAAACCTGGCGGCTGTGTCCGGTGGCGATGTAGCCAATGCGGCAGAAGTAATGGCTACCACCATGCGGTCTTTTAATTTGGACGCCAGTGCGTCTGTCCATGTGGCTGACGCGTTCGCAAAGGCGGCGGCAGACACCAACGCGGAAGTGGCAGACATGGGCGAGGCAATGAAGTATGCCGCACCCATCGCCTCTTCGTTAGGCATTTCTCTTGAAGAAACAGCAGCTGCGATTGGCATTATGTCCGACCAAGGTATCAAGGGCAGCCAGGCTGGTACATCTCTTCGCGGCGCATTGTCACGACTGGCAGCGCCAACCAAAGCAATGAGCGCAAAAATGAAGGAATTGGGTGTGGATTTCTTCGATGCAAAAGGGAATATGGTTCCGCTGAGTGAGCAGGTCGCGCAGCTCCAGTCCAAGTTTAAGGGTATGACCCAAGAGCAAAAAGAAAATGCCATCGTTACACTGTATGGCAAAAATGCCTTATCAGGTATGCAGGCTTTGATTGATCGAGGGTCCGGCGCGCTTACCAAAATGACGAACAGCTTTAAGAACGCAGACGGCGCAGCACAGGATATGGCGGACAACATGCTGGACAACCTGGCCGGCGATGTTGAAAACATGAGCGGTGCTTTTGAGTCTGCCGGGATCAACTTGGCCTCGCAGTTCACACCGGAGATCCGCTCCATCACACAAGCTGTGACCAACGCCATAGACAAGTTCAATGGACTAAGCGACAGCCAGCAGAAAACGATTGCTGTGATCGCATTAGTGGTGGCCTCTATCGGACCGCTACTCCTTGGCGTAGGGAAAATTATTGGTACAGTCGGAAGTGCAATATCCGGTATATCCAAGATTAAGGAAGCCGTGTCCGGCCTTGGCCTGGTCAGCAAGATTTCAAGCGGAGCCGGGAAGATAGGTAAGGCTATCACAGGTGTGTTTTCGACACTTGGCCTTAAAGGCGTGATTATTGCCGCCGTTGTGGCTGCTGTAGTAGCCGGTATCGTGCTGATCATCAAGAATTGGGACAAAATCAAGCCGGCATTGGAAAATGTGTGGAACAAAGCGAAAGCCATATTTCAGACAGCCTGGAATTGGATAAAAAACATCTTCACGACATTGTGGAACTTTGTTAAGACAGTATGGAACGGAATAAAGAACGGAATACAGGTGGCCATTATGTTCATCGCCAATCTGTTCAGCGCTGCGTTTAACATTATAACGCTGCCATTCCGCTTTATATGGGAAAATTGTAAACAATATGTTTTCGCCGCATTCAATGCTATCAAGACCGTTATTTCAAGCGCACTGCAAGTGATCCGCACCATCATCTCGACTGTCGGTAATGCGATCAAGCGAGTCTGGACCGCTGTGTGGAACGGTATTAAGGCTGTCCTGACGCCAATTATCAACGGCATTAGGAATATAATCACCAAGGTGTTCACTGCAATCCGTGTTGTGATCGTCACTTATGTGACCATCTGGAAAAAGATTATAACCACTGCCTGGAAAGCGATTAAGACCGTAGTGACCACAGTGGTCAACACCATCAGGACGGTTGTATCGACGGTATTCAATGCGCTAAAGAACATAATCAGCGTACCGCTGAACTGGATTAAAAACCTGGTAGCGCGCATTTTCGGTGGGATCAAAGACAGCATATCAAACAGTATTAACAATGCGAAAAACATTGTGAGCAAAGGTTTGGCTGCCATTCGGGGCTTCTTCAACAAGCTAAAATTGAAATTTCCGAACATCAAGTTGCCGCACTTTAGTATCACCGGCGGCTTCAGCCTGGATCCGCCGTCTGTACCCAAGCTGAATATCGACTGGTACGCAGGCGGCGCCATTATGCGCGGGCGACAGATCTTTGGCGCATACGGCGGCACACTGCTGGCAGGCGGTGAACCAAGCACCGGCGGAGAGGCAATTCTGCCGTTGAGTCCGTTCTATACGGCCCTTAGCAAAATGCTGGACAACCAGCTCCAGCGACTGATCACCTGTGTTCGTCCGACAGTGATCGTACATACTTACCTGGACGGTAAGGAGATCGGCAGTAAGGTCGTACAGCAAGTCACGGACGAGGTCACCAAAGACCAGCGGAACTATGAAATGGCAAAGGGGTTAGATACCGATGGATAAGTTTGACTTTACTTTCGGAGGCAGAAATGCCTCCGAACTGGGGGTTAAAGCAACCCAGCGGCCCAATATGCCCGCCGCAGTCAAAAAGATTGAGGAAACCAATGTGGCGGCTATGGACGGTAGTTACTACCTTGACCAAGGTACATACGAAGACATACAGGTAGCGTATTCCTGCAACTTCCTGGTACCGGACGGCACAGAATGGGACGAGCGGGTGCGCGAGATCAAAGAATGGCTATTCCACCCGACAGGAGCCAGCCAGTTGATCAAAAATGACGACCCGGAGTATCACCTCAGGGTCCGTAAGGTGGAGACTTCCGAGTTCACCCGCA